TTGTCTATCTGCTGCAAAATCAATAACCCATCTTTGGTCAATTTCAACTGCGGTTTTAAAGACGTCTTTTGTAATATCATCCAAAAAGTCAAGGTGCTGTATTGAGCCACCTTGTGTAACGATAGTCTTCCAAACTTCATCATTATCTTCTCCTAATTCCTGCAGAATATGTTCCAAGTACTCATTCTTTTGAAGGCTGGAACCAGACTTAGTTTTTTGAGTATATGCATTAGCCCGATAAGGCTCAATGCTGGGACTAGTGTTGCCACAAATGATACTAGAGCTAGCATTAGGAGCAACAGCCAAGAGATGCACATTACGAACTCCATAACCTTCTGCATCAGGAGCTTCGCCCCTTTCTTCAGCCAATTTACGAGTTGCATTTACTGCCTCCGATTTTATGTGACGAAACATTCTCATGTTTGCACTCTTTGCCATTACCCCTTCAAAAGGTACATGGTGTCTCTGTAAGTATGCGTGAAAGCCCATTGCACCTAGACCAATACTTCGTTCTTGCATTGCACTATAAGCGGCTCTCCACAGCTCACGAGGAGCGTTTTCAATAAAATAAGTAAGCACATTATCCAGCATTGATACTAAATCAGGAATAAAATGTGGGTCATGCTGCCACTCATCAAACTCTTCTAAATTTACACTAGATAAACAACATACTGCAGTGCGCTCTTCATCTGTAGCAAGAGTGATCTCACTACAAAGATTTGAGTGATGTACCTGTAGTCCTTTATCTTTCTGACACTGAGGCAGTGCATCTTGTACAGTATCTTTAAACATAAGGTAGGGCTCTCCAGTTTCTACTCGATTCTGAATGAGTTTTACCCAAAGTGTTTTTGCTGATACAGTTTTAGTAACTCTGCCGGAGTGCGGATCAACTAAATCCCAAGAGTCGTCAAAACCTTCCTCTCTCGTAGCTCCTTCTATAAGTTCCATAAACTCATCTGAAATAATCACTCCATGATGCAAGTTTGTAGACTTTCGATTAATATCTCCACCAGTAGGCTTACGAACATCAAGAAACTCTTCTACTTCTGGATGCGAAATATCGAGGTATGCTGCATAACTTCCACGGCGAGTTACACCCTGGGAGAATGCAAGCATCTCTGCATCCACTACTTTTAGAAACGGAATAACTCCTGTACTTTCGGAGCCATTGCTCGTTTTCGAGCCTACACTCCGAACCCCGTTCCAACAACCACCAACGCCTCCTCCAACACTACTAAGGAAAGCATTCTCTGTGTAATGACTAGTAAGACCTTCTCGACTATCATCTACATAGTTAAGAAAACAGCTAATCGGTAGGCCACGAGTAGTTCCTCCATTTGATAGAATTGGGGTGCTAAACATAAACCAAAGCTTACTAGCATAGTCATATAGTCTTTGTGCGTGTGCCTCATCATTTGCAAAAGCTTTTGCTGCTCTTGAAAAGGCGTCTTGAGGAGATAATTCTCCATCAATCAAATACCTATCTTGTAGAGTCTTTTTGCTAAACTCGGATAGATAACGATCTCGTCGATAATCTACTGTAACATTAAACGACACTTAATAATCTCCTTTCAATATCTGATATATTATCAGCTCCAATTGCGTCATCGCAATAAGTTATTAAATCCATAAGTTCATAGTTCTGTAAAATCTGGTCTGCATTTTGATTTAACGCATGAATAAACTTATAACTGCTAGGTATCGGAGCAGCATCATAAATATTCATTGCGTCTCCATACTGTTTAATCAACTGTACTGCTCTCTTTGGCCCAATGCCGGGGATTCCGGGAACGTTATCTCCCTTGTCTCCTGTTAGGCACTTTAAAGAGATATACTCTTCGGGAGTACATTCATAATGTTCGGACCAATTATCAAGCGTAACTTCCTTCCTCGTTACATATGAAAATCGTCCAACATTATCTTGAATAAGTAAGTCCCAGTCTCTATCACTAGAAACAAGCCAGATATACTCTAATCCATACTTGTTCTTTTCTTTTACCAAGTGGGCAGCAATATCATCTGCCTCTACTCCCTTGTACCGAAGTATAGGGTATCCTGCTTCTTCTAGCACCTCTAAGGATGCTTCGAACTCTTCAAAAAACTCTTCAAATGCAATTCTTTCTTGCTCTGTCTGCTCTGCAAACTTCTCTTTTCTATTTTGCTTATACTCAGGACTTATACCCTTTCTATAGCTAGAAGATCCCCAATCCGCTGTAATAATTAAATTCTTACAGTCATAAGATTTTGCAAGGGACTCTACAGTACGCTGATAGTCATATCGAAAGTCTGTACGCCCTTGATGCTTCCATCGAAAAGCTAAGTTTAGAGAGTCTACTATAAGAGTGCTTTTATCACTTGGATTTATAATTTTTTCACTAAAATTGAATGCCATTCTTTAAAAACTCCACTGTTTCGTTCTCTAACCAAGTATCTGCTAAGAGTATAAAACAGTTTAAAAATTGTATAAACATCCAGTCTTCTGAGCCTCTAGGTTGTAGGTTTGTGACTACAAATACTGGAGAACGATTATACTTAAAAAATAATAAGGGCTCTTGACCTCCGCCCTCTGCTTGTTTTTCTACTTTTTTCCACCAGCGAATTAGATTGTTTGTCTTTTTTGCTGTGAATATTTTATCTGAGAGAGGAGACTCGGAATAATTCTTTACTTCGATACAAAATCTATTTTTCTCATTGGGGACATACAAGTCTCCTTTTAAGTATTCAAGAGCCCCTGAGTTAGGGACTCTTTCGAATTGTAGATTAGTCGCTGTTCGAAGCATATCTCGTACTAGGTACTCACCTCTTGCTCCTTTCGCTCTACTATCAACCATCTATAATATCATCCAATGCTGCCAATTTTTCTTGGGCTTCTGCAAACTTTGCGACTTGAGTGTCGATTGCTTCTATAATTTCAGGATGCTCTCCGATTCCTGCTGGATTTGTCATGTACACTGCCATATTCACTCGAGCTTCCTCCATTTGGCCTTTGTACTTCATTTCCAGTGCTTTTAATAAGGCTTCCGTCAGTTCTAGCATCTAATTCCTCCTTTAATTCTTCTTCTTTCGCTTTAGATAATAACCATATTCTACGTTGTGCTGCTAACCTTCTTATAGGTTTTCTCATTCAAGGGCGCTCACATTTTCTCGCTTTACGACTTCAATCTTCTCTAGCAAAGGGTGAGTCCAACCGTGGCTGACTACATAGGTATTTAGATTTTCTTCGCCTAGCAATACTTCTACTAGCTTCTCTCTACCTGTTTCATCTAGTACGTTTATGACTTCATCTAAGAAAAGAATATTGATTCGTGACTTAGAAATACTACTCATTAGCTTACGAATAGCTATGAGAGTAGCGGTGTTTACTCTTGCCAACTCTCCTGAAGAAAGAGCAAGAATATCGACAATGTTTCCATTATCTGTTATTTGCACGTTTAGCTTATCATTACTTACAACAAATTCAAGGGTAAAACGCCCGTCTGAAAGTTCTCCAAGATAAGTGTTTACTAACTCTTCAAGTTCCTTTACTAGATTTTCAATCTTGTAAGCAATTAAGCCGTTTGTGCTAAATGCTTTCTTTAATACTTCCAAATTAGAATATACACTTTCTACTTTATCTAAAGATTCCTGCGCTTCTTCTAACTGTGAAATAAAACTATCTGTTTGTTCTTGTATTACTTGGATTCTTGTGTTTTGCTTCGTTCTTCTTTCATTTTCCGCTGCTGCTTCCGCCACAGACTTTTGCATCGAAACCAAGTCAGCTCGTACTCCTGCCAGGCGCTCTTCGAGCTCTCCTTTATCCAAGCTGGCCATTGGGAGATCTCTATCAATGCTTCGATAAAGCTCTTCCCAATCTCTCTGCATTTTGTTTTTGTACTCAAACTGCTCATTGTTTCGTTTAATTTTTTGTATTCTTGTTGTAATTTCACGCATTTTCTCCTCTGCAAATACAATCTTTGTAGCCTCTTCCGTAATTAGACTTTGCTTAAAAGATTGCTCTACAGGCTGCTCACAAGTTGGGCACTTATCCTTCAAATCTTCTAGTTTTTTCATCAGTTTCTTAGCACCCGCTATGACCCCGTTGAGATTCCCAAGATCCGACTGTAAAGTATCATAGGATTGCTTTTCTTCTACTTCTATATTCTGTACTTTCTGTATATCTATTTTCTTTAACAGGTTAATGTACTGATTATTTTGTGAGATTTTTTTATTTTTTTCCGAAATATTTTCAATTTCTTTTGTTAATGAACGGAATTGCTTCTCAAGTTCTTCCGTGTCGTTTTCAATTTCTAGGGTTGGCAGTACGGTAGTATCGCTCAATTTATTATCACTTAACCACTTATCTACTGTTGCAATTTTAGAACGTATCGCAGAAACCTCAAGAGACAGGTCTTTTGATACACCCTTAAATAATTCGAAAAGTTCTACATATTCTTCAAGGTGCAGAAGGTCTATCAGAAACTTTTTACGAGTAGTATCTGTAGCAGTTAAGAACTGCAAGCTCGCATTTGTGTTCTGATACACTAACTGTGAAAAGGTTTTGAAGTCTGTACCTATGACTTCTTGAATAGTTTTGAACGTATTTGTTGCAGTATGGCTAGAAACATCTTCACCATTCTTTAGAAATGCAACTTTAATATTTGACTTTCTATCAATTGATACGGCGTACTTATCAGAATCTTTTGTAAATTCTAGATAAATGCTGTATCCATTGTTTATATATCTGTTAGGTATATCTGCTTTTTTGATACCCTTCGAATTCTTGTTAAAAAGGGCTTCCTCAATAATTAACGGTATGGAGGATTTCCCCATACCGTTAGTACCAATTATTTGAGTTACTGTATTTTCTTCTAAGTCCAGAACATTTCCTGGCCCATAGCTAAAGCAGTTATCCCATTGAAGTTTTTTGAGCGTAATCATTAAAAGTTCCTACTATATTTTTAATTTTTCCTTCTTCTAATTCCAAGATATAGGCTAAGTATTCTACTAACTCTTCTTGGATGCTCATATCTTTATTTATTACTAATGCTGCTTCACTATTACGCTTTACAACTTTTTTATCCAATAGGTCACTATTCTTTACATTTGCCAAGTCTTGAATATCGCCTTCTAGCTCGTAGATAGTGTGGTGATAGTCTGTAGGTTCCATCTCATCTGGAGAAGAAACTGTCTTACGAAGCAATTGTGGGAGCTCAAAAGCATCCCACATCCAGCTCCAATTAGAGGAATTAATAAGAATATATCCTGTAGAGACTTCTGTTCTATGAAAAGAGGTAGTCATAGGACTTCCAGGGTATACAATATTTCGCTGAGTGTTACTATGTGCATGTAGATCTCCGGAGAAAACTACTGGAAAGTCCTCGAACCTGTCTAAGTCCACCTCTGGCTTGACATGAGGAGGAATCTCTCCACGAACATGAGTAAACAGCGGATAATTTGTATTAAACTTTTCAATACTGTCCTTTCTATGAAGATCAGCATAAGGTAATATACCAAACTGCATATCAGGATCAATATAAGAAATATCTACTATGTTGACTAAAGGATTAATATCTCTAGTAACTTGCTTTAATTGTGTAAAAAATGTCTTGTTCTTTTTAGTAGCTTCATGGTTGCCGTCATAGACAATAGTAGGAATCTTTACTTCCCGAATAAACGAGAAGTAAAGTTCCAACTCTTCCATGTTCGGCAGACGGTCAAAAAGATCACCACCAATAATGTGCATGTTGCACTGTTTTTCCAAAGAATAAATCTGTTGAAAAAATAACTTGTAGCGGTTTAATGCCCACTCGCGTGGAACATTCTTTTGACCTAGCTTTAAATGCCAGTCTGCCGTAAAAAGAATCATGAAATGGCGAACTCTTTATCGAGTGCTTCTTCGTCAATTTCATTTGTATCTACTTCGCGTACACGATCCAGCAGCTCTTTCTGAGCATCTGGGGTGGGGCGAGGCATAACATCGTCCATAGACTTGAGAGCTTCTACAAGAGCTAACTCGTCATCGTCTAGAGCACGAGGCTTACACTTCAGTACTTGAAGCTGATACTCGACATTATAGGGTAGTGGGCCAGTCTTGACTCGCTTGAACTTAACATCCCAGCCAGTCTCTGGATCAGTAGGATCGCCTAGATCTTCAGCAGCCGTAAGGATTTGCTCCCACAACTTCTTCTTGAGATTGACAATCTTAACTTCGCCATTGTGAAGACCTTGCATCACATAGCTCCAGCCACATTTCAGATCGGGGTAGTATTCACGAACCCAATCTTTTTCCTTATTATTAAACCGCTCTTCATTACGGTCAAAAGAAAGACACTCCAGAGGAATGTTCTTGTCATTTTCACCAGTAACCCAGTAGACGTATCGAGCGAGAATGTCGCCAACGAGACGAATAGAGTTATCACCATCTACATAAGTGTAGCTGCTGATACTTGATTTTTGAGCGGAACCCTTTGATTTGTTAAAGCTTAATGCCATTTTGTTTTCTCCTGTGGGACTTCTTCGTATAAAAAATGAAGTTTATCATCTTCAATATAAAGTAGCCTATCTTCTGTATTATTTAAGTGTTCAAAAGGATCTATTGGGAGTTCCAAAAGATCTAGTGTAATATCGCCAGAGGCGAAGTATTTCCCTAAAGAACGCATACTTGCTAGTGCTAAGTATACTGCTATATCTTGTCGAGAATGTCTAAACGAATTGTATAAAAGAACATCTGGATGTATAAGAAACGATTCACCACTAAAA